TTCAAAACAGGGTGGTTGTTGTTTGTTACCCCGGCCGGCGGGTGTTTGCCCGCCGGCCGGGAACGATCACGTCAATGGTCAAGCGGTCGCCATCCGGTAGGCACCGCGGGCTTCGGCCTTGGCAACGCCGTAGCTGAAGTGCCCGCGAACCTGGATGCCGAGCTGGTTGAAATCGGCCTCGGCCTGCTGCACCGTCGGGAGCCGCTGGCCGTTGAGGAACGCGACCTCCATCGCCGGCAGTTCGGCCGGGTTCGCCATGAGCCACCAGGTCGTACCGCTGGTGAGGTACGCCGAGCTGACCACGCGGAACCGACCGGCGAACACGTTCACGTTGCCGCGAGTCGTGTTCTCGCCAGTGATGAGAACCGACGAGCCCATCAGCTCCTCGGCCACCATCTCCAGCTCCGGCGGCACGAGCAGGATCTGCGGCGTGATGCCCAGCGGGTTGCCGTCGGGATCGGTGAGCTTCCGATAGGAAGCCACCGCCGTCCGCAGGGACGAAATCTGAAGGGCGTTGCCGGCAGCCGCGGTTTCCTTCCGGTAGAAGGTCGAGTTCGAGGACTCGTACTCCGTCCAGAAATCCTTGTTGAGCTTCACCGCGGCACCGCGACCAAGTCGAGCCGGCACCTGAGTGAGAGCACCAAGGTCGTCGTTCACGATGTCGACCATCGTGATGGACGACATGCGGCCGGTCAGCTTGGCCTTGATCGTCCGCGTCTCGTCCGAAGCGTCGGTGGACTTCAGCTCGCCCGAAGGTCCAACGTCCTCGAAATCGAACCCGCCGTTGAGCCGCACGCCCGTGACGGTCTTGTAGTCCGACACGCTGCGGATCGACGCGATCTGGTCCCACGCCGACTCGACCGCGGTGTAGCCCTGGAGCAGGAACTTGCCGTAGGTCGCGGCGAGCACGTTGGAGATCGAGTGAGTGGCGAAACCACTCGCGAGCACCTCCCGCACGTTGCCGGCCGAGATGCGGGCGGGGCCGTGATACCCGTTGGCACGGGCGGCCTCGACGAGCACCTCCTGGAGCGACGTGCTACCACGCCGACGGTCGGCCGCCTCGAGGGTCTTCTGATCGAAGACCTTCTCGACGTTACCGAGCCCGCCGTTGAGGCAGAGCGCCGCTTCGATCACCCGCGGGTCGTGAGCCGCCGAAGCGTCCACGACGTGGGCAGCCGGGGCCTTGGGCCGTTCGGCACGCACTTCGGCGAGCCGGTCGGCACGGAGCCGCTCCAGCACGATGTTGGCGACGGTCTCGGCGTCCACAGTGTTCGCACCGTCGTTGCCAGCCACCACCACCTTCTCCGCGGCGACGTTCGCCGTGGCTTCCGTCGTCGGCGCGGCGGCCTCGACGGGCTTCTCGTTGAGCTGCTCGCTCATAGTGGAGACCTCATTCGCCTCGGCGGCGATAGCCGCGGACGTTGCACCGTCCGCACCGAACAGGACCACGCTCGTCTCGCGGAGATCCGCTGCACGAGCCACAGTTACCGGGCCGGGGAACTCGCGACCGTTCACGCTCACGACTGCCCCCGCTGCGATGTTTTCGAGACCACCCGCATCGGCACCGATGCTCGCTTGCAGCGGCACCCCGGCCTTCGCGTACTGGATCAGCTTGTCTCCGACCGTCGTCCCGCGGATCAGTTCGCCGCGGATCACAAGTTGGCCGCCGTCATTGAGTATTTCGGTGGACTTGCCGATCACGCTGTCCAACAGCGGAAGCTCGCGCCCGTGGGCGTAGAGGATCGGGATCGAAGCCTTTGCCGTATTCATGCCGGCGAGGTCCACCACCAGCGGGTTTCTCGACCAGCCTTGGCGGATGCTCGCCCCGGTGTAGGCCACCAGCTCAAACGTCGGCACCGCGGACTCGTCGGCCGCTTGCACGTTGAGGGTGGCGGATAGTTCGATGCGGTTGCTCATGCGTTGGCATCCTCGGCTTCTCGCTTGTAGACACTCTCGGCCCACGAACGGCCGGCGTCACCGCCCCATAACAGCCACGCGATCCGGCCGGCCGACGGGTAGCCGTCCTCGCCCTCCGACCACCCTTGGCCTTGCCGGTCAACCTCGTGGCGCGCGAAGTAGCTCACCATCCGCCCGATGGTGTCGAGCGAGAGAGATCGTCCGTTGGCAATGTCACGGGCGCGAGCCACGCCGATCGCGGTGCCGCCGCGGCCGTACTCGCGTCGCAACTCAAGACCGCGGCGGGCCGCGTCACGAGCGGCTTGCGGGGGCCGGTAGCCGTCGGCGGCCTCGATGCCGTCATCGTCGTCCTCGGCGGCCATCGCCGCCGGCTGGGCGTCAACGCCAAGGTCACGCTCCATCGACTTCTCAATCGCCCGCTGCCGCAACACGATTCGCCAATCGCGGCCACGCTTGGCACAGACTTCGGCGAGGCTCGCCATGTTGTTTGAAACCATCGCCGCGTCGGCGTCGGCTTCCTTCAAGGGGTCGACGTGTTCAAATCCGTCCCACACCCAAGTCCAGTTCCACGACGCGAACGGTGGGAGACCACGCGGGAGGATGCCGGCGGTCACGGCCTCGTCGAGCCACGACATGAGCAGCGGGTCGAGGAACACCCGCTCCATGTCCGACCGCTCGACGGCGATCCGCTTTCGGTAGACCAGGTAATCGCCACGCATCGACGAGTAGTTCGCGGTGGACGAATCCATCGCGGCGACGATGTACGGCATATCCAGCGACCGGGCGATCTCGTTGAGCATCCGACGCACAAATGCGTCGTGCGACGAGGTCGGGTGCTCGGCCCGCATCTGGACCGGCTCCCACCCGTCGGGGGCGGCGATCGCCATCCCGCGGACGATCGGCATCGTCTCGAGTGTTGAGAGACTCGCGGCACCGGAGCCGTCGGCCGGCATAGTTGTTTTCAGGATCGCGGCGAACGATGCCGCCGTCTCGGCCGCCGTCACCACCGCCAGCGTGTAACGCCGAAGCAAAGCAAACAGCTCTAGCGACGGGGCGATCTCCGGCACGCCGCGGTGCTGGCCGGGGCGGGTGGCGTGATACCAGTGGCAGACGTACTCCGCTTCGATCCACTGGCCGTCCAGCGTGAAGCCTGGAAGCAGCGAGCCGGGGTGGGACTTCGCGACCCAGTAGTCGGTCGGGTTGCCGTCCGAGTCGAACCGAACGCCGTCCACGTCGTTCTCTGTCGGGTAGCCGATCGGCGAAATGACCTGGTCGGCCTCGACGAGTTTGAGGTCGAGTTGCACGCCGCGGAGTTTGGAGTTGTTCGTCTTGAGCCCGAACACTTCGCCGTCGCTGATCTTGCTGGTCTTGGCGATCCGCAGTTTGCGGGCGAGGTCGATCCGGTCGGCCCAGTCGATGAACGCCGTCTCGACCGACCGCACCGCGTCGGGAGACACGTCGGGGCCGAGGTCGAGTTGGAGCCGCGGGCCGGTGCCGACGAGGTCGTTGGACCAGGTGGACGCGATGCCGGCCGCGTAGGAGTTATTTCGCAGCTCGTAGCGGGCACGGTTGCGGAGAGTCTGGCGGACTTGCGGCTGCAGTCCAGCATCGGCCGAGAGGTTGTCGGCCCGCGACCAGTGGTTGCGATTGAGGTCGGTCGTTTGAGCACTGTCGTACTTCGCACGCACCATCGTCGAGATCGCCGCCTTTTGGGCGTCGATCGTCGACTGCAGCGAGGACCGTGATGGTCCGATGATCCGCGAGAGAAGACCCACTATTCGTAGCCCCCACGCATACCGCCGTATGGCTTCTGCTTCGGCTCGGCTTCGGCAGCCGCCGGCTTGGCATCTTGCTGCGGCTTGTCGTCAGCCTGCGTTTCCTTGGTCACGACGCCCCCGGATAAACGCACTGGGCATACCGGATGCACGCGAACGGCGACGCCGTGTTCGCGGTTCGCGAACCGAGGACAAACTTCGCGGCCTCGACCTGGCGGTCGAGTTCGTGCTGCTCGACCTCGCCAGCGTCGGTACGGGCACGGCGCGGCTGCGTAAGATTCGCAGCGATCGCGTCGATCACCTCGTCGTTGGTTGGCACGCGGATACTCCGGTGGCTTCAAGTCGCTTTGCGACTCTACCACCAGTGTACCAATGTTCACCGAGGTGCTTGTCTAGAGAAACTCAATCATGCCGCAGTCGTCGATCTCGGCGTCGCACTCGTCCCAAAACGAATCGTCGAGGTACGTCGGCATGGCGGTGTCTCCTTGCCGCCATTTTACCTCCGTCGATACGGGCGTTCAGTAGGCCCGATTCATACGCGAACGTGTTCGTTTTTCGTCGTTTTTGACATACGACAAGTTTTTTTGTCGCAAAACGTGACACGTCGGCGTGCTATGCGGACCACGATAGCGGCGGCGATCAGCGTCTAGCGGCCGTGTGGCTCGAGACGGCGGCGTACTATGCAGCACG